TTGTTATATATACATTCTAGTTGACCATATCTCTCTTTCATCACCTCTATTGTTAGGTCTGGTTGATGATGAGTTTCATGAATATTACCCTCATGTTCTCCCTGTTCCATTGTATATGGTACAGCTACTAAACATTCCTTACCACTATTAATAATTGAATGGATTAAGTTTTTAGCATCATCCACTTTTAGATGTTCTAATACATCTCCAAGTATGATAAAATCATAATCATCAATGTTAAATGACATGATATCACTAATATATACACAATCATATTTTTCTTTAAGACCATATTTTTCAATATAAGGCTCAAAGATTTCAACAGCATCTATTTTGTATCCTGATGAACGTAAAAGATCTGAGTATGTACCCACTCCTGGACCTACATCTAACACTCTGTATGAGATGGGTACATTAGAAATAAACCATTCTTTAACTTCTGGTTTGAAATATGTAAAACTGTAAGGCATAATCATTGGTTTTATTTATCAAATGTAAAAAAACATTTGCAATTCTCAAAACTAATACTTAGCTTTGTTACTCATAGTGTAGATTGCCTTTCTACACATAAAATTAAATTCCTAAATTAAAAGATGACAAATACTAACGCTGATTTTGCGACTGCAATAAGTGTATCAGGTGCAATACTAAGTATTGCTAATATACAACCAATTGTAACTTTAATAGCTTCTCTGGTAGCTATTATTAGTGGATTTTTTGCTATTAGATATTATATTAAAGCAACTAATAAACTCAAATGATTAAGAATGGAATAATATTTATTTTAATTTTATTGTCTTTGTTTTTGTTTGAATTTAGAATTCCAACAACGACTGTCACTAAAACTAAAATAGATACAGTGGTCACTACTAAAACTTTAACTAAATATACTAAAGGAGACAAAATACCTTTTAAAGTTTTAGATACTATTTTCACTAATATTTATAAAGAAAATCATGATACAACCTATATTGTTAAAGATTATAACCAAGTTAAAGCATATACAGACAGCATTAAACAAGAAAATAACCTTTACGTTATCAAAGATACCATCAGCCAAAATAAAATCATTGGGAGATCATTTAAAGCACAAGTACAAGAAAAAACGATAACAATCACAAATAATATAGAAGCAAAACCTAAAGCTGCTTTGTATTTAGGAATAAGAAGTGATTTAAGCACAGATTATACCAATGTGAGTTACAGTGTCACTTTAAATCTAAAGACACGTAAGAGAGGCTTATTTAGCGTTGGTTATGGAATGTCAGGATATTCATTAGGTTATGCTATAAAATTATGAAGCAGTTTTTTACAGATGAAAGTGGAAGCTTATCAATGAAAAGGTTGGTGGGCTTTATATGTGCATTAGTATTGTGTGGTAAGTTAATACATACACCTACAGAATCATTAGTATATTTAGTAGGATGTTTAGCTGCTGCAGCATTAGGATTAACCACAGCTGAAAAGATATTTAAAAAATGAAACTGTCAGAGAATTTAGATTTGTCAGAAGTGATTAGAAGTGAATCTGCTAAAAGAAGTGGTATAGATAATATGCCAACAGAAAAACATCTAGAAAGCTTAAAATTACTAGCAACTAATATCTTTCAACCAATTAGAGAACATTTTAAAGTTCCAATACATATAAGTTCAGGATATAGAAGTGAGAAGTTAAATAGACTTGTTCCTGGTACTAGTTTAACTTCTGATCACTGTTTTGGAAGAGCTATTGACATAGATATGGATGGTACTAAAATTTCAAACAATGATGTGTTTCATTATATTAAAAATAATCTTAAGTTTAAACAACTGATAGCAGAGTTTCCTATAAATGGTAACCTTTCTTGGGTGCATGTTAGCTACGATGAAAATAATTTAAAAAACCAAATCTTAATAGCTACAAAGAAAAACGGGGAAACTGTTTATCTACCTTATAAAGGAAATGAAAAAATAGTAAAATAGGATGGCATACTTATATAGACACATTAGATTGGATACTAATCAACCTTTTTATATAGGTATTGGTAAAGAAGACAATGGAATATTTACAAGAGCTTATTCTCATAAAAATAGAAATACTTATTGGAATAATATTGTAAACAAAACTGAGTTTAAGGTTCAAATAATCCTAGATGATCTTACTTGGGAAGAAGCTTGTGAAAAAGAAAAAGAATTTATAAAACTATACGGGAAAACGACTGTTAAAGGGTTATTATGTAACATAGCAGATGGAGGACAAGGGGGAAGTTTAGGGGAAGAAGTTAACTTAAAAAGAAAAACTTCTTTACTAAATCATTTTGTTTCAGAAGAAACAAAAAATAAAATTCGTCAGAAAGCTTTAGGCAGAAAAACTAGTGAAGAGACTAGAAAAAAGATGTCTTTAACTCATAAAGAAAACAAAACAGGATCTTGGTTAAAATCTAAGGGAGCTGACAATGGTAGAGCATATCCTGTACATCAATATAGTTTGTCTGGAGAGTTTTTAAAAACATGGAATTGTGCTAAAGATGCTATAAACTATTATAATATAAATAAGACTGGCATTACAGATTGTTTAAACAGAAGACAAAAAACTTGTAAAGGCTTTATTTGGAAAAAAGATTTAATATAAAGTATTTATACATAAACCAATGGCAAAGAAAGCAAATATAATAAAGGATAAAGGTAAAGTGACATTTGGTAAAAGACGTATAGGAAAACATTCTAAAACTACCAATAAACATTCATCTCCTAGCTCTAAATATAGAGGTCAAGGAAGATAACTAATTTGATTACTATTTTATAACTAGTTTAGTTATACTAAATTATTGTAAAGCATTAATTGTTACAATAAACATCATATTTTTGTATAATGAGTATACCTAATAAACAAATAGGCTGGAGTCAAGAAAGTAATTTGTTATGGCAAGTTTCTAAACAGCTAGAAGGTATCAGTTGCCAAGTGTGCAATATAGATGCTATATCTGGCACTAGTGGTACTAGTGGCACATCAGGCTATGATGGAGATAGGTATTTAACTAGCTCTACATCAACATTTGAACTAGGAGTGTCTACAACATTAGTAGTGGAACCAGGATTGGCATATTCAGTTGCTCAAGATGTAATTATAACTTATAACCTTGCTAATCATCAAACTTGCTCTGTAGTAAGTTATGATATTAATACAGGAGTGTTAGTAATAGGTCCTCCTACAACTGTTACAGGAAGTGGTACATATTCTCAATGGCTTGTCAATCTTGATGGAGCAGCAGGAGGTAATGGTACATCAGGTACTACAGGAACATCAGGTACTAGTGGATCATCAGGTAGTTCTAGTACTAGTGGAACCAGTGGTACATCAGGAAGCTCAGGAACAAGTGGAGTGAATGGAGCTGTTGGTGGTTATTTAGGATCTTTCTATGATACTACAAATCAAACAGGAGTTGCAGGAAGTGTTCTTACAATGGGTCTTAATAATTCAGATCCATGGAACAATGGGGTATCTATAGTTTCTGGTTCTCAAATAACATTAGCTAATCCTGGTGTATATAACATAGCATTTAGTGCACAGATGGTTAAAAATAGTGGTAACACTGCTACACATATACATATTTGGTTAGCACAAAATGGTACAACTGTACCTATTAGTGCTTCACAAATAGGTTTTCCTTCCAACTCTGTGTATGTTGTACCAGCATGGAACTTTTTTGTTAAAACAACAACTGCTAATGAATATGTACAACTTAAATGGGAAATAAATAGTAATGCAGATAATGCAATAGTGATGACATCAGCTGCAGCTACAGGAAATATTCCTGCTATTCCTGGATTAATTGTAACAGTAAACCAAGTAGGATAATAAATATAAAATATAAATAAAATGAAAATCCCAAACAGGCAAATAGGTTGGAGTCAAGAAAGTAATTTGTTATGGCAAATCAGTAAGCAATTAGAATATCTTATTAAAGTGACAGCTAATCTTACTACCACCACTACAACTACTACAATAGCTCCTTAATACAAATAAAAAACCAACCAACTACATATATGAAGAAAGAACTTAGATTTCTTTGTGCCCAACCTGATGATACCTACTATACATGGCAGGTACATTTATGGCTTGAAAGTTTAAAAAAACTTGGGCATTCAAATAAAGCCACTGTATTAATATACATCCCTGACTTTAGAGAAAAGAACACTAAATGGGAAAAGATAATAAATCTATATCCAGAAACAGAATTTGTTTTCTATAAAGATGTAGATAAAGTGAGTAAGCTTTTGGGTATCTATATACCAATCATTAGACCTTATGTTCTAATGAGGTATTTTAGAGATCATCCTGAAATGAAAGACAATGCTGTATTCTATTGTGATAGTGATATAGTTTTTACAGAGAAATTCAATATTGATAAGTATATAGATGATGATGTAAGTTATCTATCAGATACAAACAGTTACATCAATGCTTCATATTTTGATAGTAAAATAAAAGATGTTCTTCCAGAAAAGCTAGAAGCTTATAAAGAAAGAGATATACTACAAGAGATTACATCTATAAATGGTATATCAAGAGAAATAGCTGAGGCTAACAACCTACATTCAGGAGGAGCTCAATATCTATTAAAGAATGTAGATGAACAATTCTGGAGTGATGTAATGAGTAGTTGTTTAATTATTCGTACACATTTAAGAAATGTTAATCAAGAATTCTTTGAAAATGAGAATAAAGGATTTCAAAGTTGGTGTGCTGATATGTGGGGAGTGCTATGGAATATATGGAAAAGAGGAGGACAAACAATGAACACTCCAGATATGGAATTTGCATGGAGCTCTGATCCTATTGAAAAACTTAAAAGAACAACTATATTACATAATGCAGGAATAACTGATCCATTTATGGGAGGAGCATATCC